CTAATATATAGGCGTAATAGCCTGCCTGTGTAAACCATGATTCAGGCGGGAAATCAAGGTCAATTTTATTCTGTGTCGTCTTAATCTCCAAGACCTGTAGTCTACCCTGATCGTCTATAAACTGCCTGTCAGGACTACCAAGAATATAGGAGTAAATAGGGTGGTATGCCAAACAGTTCTCTTCTGTAGGAATAACCATGCTTTCAGGGTTTTCTTCAAAGAACCAATCAGCTACGACTGGTTCTAGTTTCCTACCTGCTTTCATGTACATATTATCTTCGATAGGAGGAACCTGTCCTGTTTTTTCTAGCCATACCTGAAAGGGAGTGCTAAATTTGTTCAGTCCAATAATGCTACTTGCGTCACTCCCTCCAATACCCAGTGCTCTGGCAGACAGCCAAGTTTCTCTATTCATACTCTGTTCCCTCCTATAGCTGTTGCAGCCCTTGCTTTACGCTGTGCGAATGTTTCTGCTGGTTTCGATGCTGGTTCTACGTTCTTTGCTGCTACTGGCTTAACGGGTACTTCCTCGTCACCTGCGTAAAAATCATCAGGGGTTAGGAATGCTGATGCTACCTGTTGTGGCTTGTTAAGCATTTCACCATGGGCTGTAACAGCACCTTTAAAGCCTGCATCTGTCTTTAGCGAGGCATATTTACGCCATATATCAGCTAGGTCAATGGTATTGGTAGTAGCGTATATTTCGTCGCTTATAAGGTCAGTAAACTGCATGCTAGGAATAACCATTGGCTTACGTTCAGCGCCTATCTCTGGGCTGAAAGAATCAGCATCCTCCAAATCTTTTGTAGGAATCATAAATACCTGCATTAGTAAGTACTTTAAAGCGGAGGACATTGCTTTGGTTGAACCTTTGTCTGCTGTGTCTATTGCTTCTCCTTCAATGACTGCTTCCAGAAATGTACCGTCTAGGGCGTAAAACGTGTACTTAATCTGCTGTGTTACCCTGAACTGTGAAGAACCGTTTTTTGACTGGCAGGGAGTTACAGTAGAGCTGATAAAGGTTGGTATAGCTATAAGTCCATGTTTACCCATTAACGGGTGCAATTCGTTCATGAACTGGTCAATACCCCTGAACTTAAAGTTCTGAGCCTTGTTTTCCTGATTCTTTTCAATAGCACCAACCTCCTTCATGATTGCATTAAGAGTCTGGTAAATGTTCTTTGTAGTTTCCATTTTGTTTAGTTTGTTTAAGACTGTTGGTATTTTAATTCTGTTAGTACTATCATTTTACGTGTATCAGTTTCGGGGTCTATTACCTGTACATCTACTGTGAACGTGCAGGTTTCACCCATATTAAATCCAGGTACATTGTAAATCAGGTTGGCTATGTATAATCTATTTGGCCTGGTTTCCTTATCTCCCCCATGAAAGCGTACTGCTGATAGGGTAGGCTTTTCAGATGGAACTAAGAATACTCTTCCTTTATATACTCCACCTGGGTCTATAGCTACATCATAGTATTGTGCAAAAGCTGGCTTTACAATCTCCGTAGCTACTGCATTTAAGAGCAGTATTTTTGGGTCTCTACCTAGCCTTGCTACAGGTCTGACTTTTCGCAATCCCTCAAAACTTATCTTAAGGGCTTTTTTTTCTTTACTCATTCGTGGCTGCATATTATCGTTTAGTTTGTTTATCAAATGTATATTTAAGTGAGTTACATATTACTATTTGTATGTAAAAAATATGTTACTTATCAAATTTAGATAATATGGGCAATTTGACATTCTTATAGTCATACTCCTGCAAAAACTCATTCTCACGTTGCTTCTTTAACTGATAGGCATCCCTGTCAGCCTTAGCATCTGCGCTATTTGTATGCGGAGTATGGTATGCTGTATGTGATACTTTTAACGGCCCCTCATAACGGGAATAGTGCGGTTTGTTCTGGTGGTTTTTTGACATTTCCAATTTTTTTAAAATAATAGTTAATTGTGCTTATACCTGAGTTTAAATCTCTTATTTCAACAACCATCCAGCCCTTTGCCTGTAGTTTTCGCATAAATTCTACCTGCACCTGAGATAGCTTATTTTTTTCAACCTTTAATTCTAAGGCAAGACCAACCCATTCACCGACTGGTTCTGCAAAAATTAAATCTGGTATGCCTGCTGTAAGCCCCATTGCTTTTGCGATTGCTGCATTCTTTGGGGTGCGTTTGCCCTCTGATTGTACGGTCAGTAGGAAAACATTCGGATATTGTAACCTAATAAATGATACTAGAGCCTTCTGTAATTCCCATTCTTTCAATTTGTATTCTTATATCGTGTATGTAAATATACACAATATAAGAATATGTAACAACTATTAAAGGTGGTAAATATAAGCTACATCTGGTTCACGATACGAAGTTCTATTGATAATACCTCTTAACTTCCTGCCATACTTTCGGTCACTAGCATAATTATATGATACGTATTTTAGGTAACAGTTATAACTACTGCAATGTCCTTTACGCAGCTGCCAATCTTTATAAAAGTCTATACATTCCTTCCAGGATGCAAAAACCTTGTACTTACCATCTTTTCCCTTCATTCCTAAGCAGTTGTTACGGGTACGATAACAATAGCTTGTAAAATTAGCTGATTCATGTACAGCCTGTGATGTGCATATTTCAGGATAGCATATTCCTATAGATTTAGCGTAATTATATACGCTGTCAGATAATGGATGTAATGCTATGCTTAATAAAAGCAAACTCTTCATAATTTTGGTTTAGGTGGACAATTAGCCTTCAAATCGTCTGAAAGCATGTGAATTATATCTGTTATCCTGTCAAGCTCTAGTTCGTTAAAATTAAAACGGTCTTGCTTTGGGTCAGATTTGTTGATGAAAGAACTTTGAGCCATTTTCATAATCTTTGAGAACGGAGTTTTCTTTAAATCCCATTTTTTTAGCAGGGCAAATATTGCCGTCTGCCTAGGATGTTCTTTGTTAAATTGGTTAATTTTATCCAATGCTTTTTTATCTATCATAGCTGCAAATTTAATCATTTTATATTAGTGGGTAACAAATTATAAGCCACAACGTAACGCCAATAGCTATTATAGCGAGATATGCGTAACCTTCATACTTCAAATCTTCCTTTGTGGTCTTACTAATTACGGGTAAATACCGCTTGTAACTTGATGGAGTTCTCATGGTTAATTAGTTAAAAATTTAAATCCCATTTTTCAATAAAAGCACTTCTATTTCAAGATCTTTAAGTCTACGTAGCATTTCTTTCATTTGAAGTGTGTGCATTTTAATAAAAGTCCTATCAACCTCAGCTTCAAAATTAATTGGTTTATTATTAGTCTGTATGTTTAAATTACGTTCACCTTCACCCATTAAAATCCACAATGGAGAAATTCTCTGTGATTGATATAACTCTACTAAAACATCCGACTGAACCAAAATAGAGCCGATTTCGCATTGAGCGATTTTTGACTGCGAGGCTTTTACAATTTTTGAAAATTGCGTCTGGGTCATTTTTAAACTTTCACGTACTGATCGTAATCTAGCACCTATTACAACCATTGATTCCTGAAGATTGAAATTATCAATTTGTTGGTTTTCCATATATATATTTATTTAATTTAATTATTTGTTAATATTTAATTAGTTAAAGGCCAAAAAAAGCTACGTAAATACTGAAAAACAATAGTCCTATCAATACTAAGTGAAATATAGGTGACACGTATTTTTCAAAAAATATGCTTAAGGCTGAACGTTTATTACTCTCATAAATAAGTTCGTTATATGCCTTATCTATTTCTTCCATTGATTTGTGTACTCTCATATTGCGTAGGTTAGGTTGTTAAGGTCAACTGTAATGTTTTCGGAGTCTAGTTTGTCTAATAGGTCAAATACGGCTGTAAGGCCAATGAATGAATCTCTCCCCTTTTCTGATAAACGAATGCCGAAATCTTCAAAAGTTGCTTCAATATCATATAATTCTGTGCTTGAATATCCAGCAGCATCTATAAATTTAATTTTTGGTAAATCATGCTCCATCAAATCTGTAAGATGTTCAGCTTTTGTAATTTGCATTACTGCGCAGCCACAATTACGCGTAACTCCCATGTGTCTTAATGTATCATTGAAGTAGCTACTTATTAATCTGGTCACTGCTTTTTCTTGTCTGCTATTCATAATGTTATTCCCGTTAAATAGTTAATTCTTGCAGTAATCTGTCTTAATACCATACTCATAAAGTAATAATCATTAGTAGAATTATACGTAATAATTTCGCCTAATTTCTTTGTTAATTCACTGTCGATAGGCATCTGCTTATAAATTTCATGCAGCCGTTCACGTTCAATATAACTAGGAGTTGACCTGTAAGCTATTAGCCAATCATCACTGCCCGGACTTTTGTCAACAGGCGCAATGCCTAATTCTGATAAATCATTTTCTGTTTTCATGTTTGTTTGTTTTTAGGTTAATTGTTTTTTGTTGTTTAGTCTTGTAAATATATTAGTAATGAATAACTATTCTATTATATATTTGAATGTATTTTTAAGTATATCAGTAACATTTGTGTTACTAGTATTTATGGTCTGGGTTAAGTTTAAAATACTCCATACAATCAATTAATTCTTTAATATGAATCTCGCAATGTTTATAAGCTCATTCAGGATAATAGTAATTAGCATCTACCCTAAGTTTCAATTCCATTTCAGTAGCTGCTTCTAATTCTGTTTCATAGTAATAGGTATCTCTCTGATCGTCTTTTGTAAAATCAGATTCGTATATCCGCCTAAAAACAAAGTCTTTTGCTTCCTCTTCGTTATTAAATGTTTCAATTATATTTCCATTTCTTGCCCCCCCCTTATACCATTTCTTAACTACATAATCTATTCCTTCATCTGTTTCAACTTCATCTACAAAAAGTTCATTCACTACACCCCTGGGTGACGTTATTTCCTCTGCTGATTCCATTACAAAGTTATATAAGTTACCCTGCCTAACTGTTTTACTATCCCAGTCTACAAAGTAGATGATCTTTTCTTTTGCCTGTTTTGCTGTTAGTTTCATGATTATAGTTTTAAAAAATGTTTAGCATTGTATTGTCCTATATTTTTCAAGCCGATAACTATACTATTCAGCTCTAACTTACTAATACGAATTACTCTGTGTACGGTTGTATCTACTAATTTGTTTCCATCAAATAAACCTACGTTGTCTCCGGGCTTAATCGGGTTGTTAAATGCGTCTAATGCTGTCATAGTGTTTCTGTTAAAAGTTCGATTAGTTTTTTGGAGGCTTCTACGTACCACGCTTGCTTTTTAGCAGCAGCAGCAGCAGAATAGGAATCAGAAGCATCAGTAGCAGCATAAGCAGCATTAGCAGCATAATAAGCAGCATAATCAGCAGCATCAGTAGCAGCAACAGTATTAGCAGCATAATAAGCAGCATAATAAGCAGAAGCAGAAGCAGAAGCCGCAGCAAAAGCATAGGAAGCAACATAATAAGCAATATCTCTTAATTCTTCCCACCTTTCTATTGCCACTGATGTTGTAATATCTTCTAAATATGCATCTGCTACATCCTGAACTACTTTCTTGTTCTCAAGGTGCTGCACTACACCGTATTCTGTATCTGTTAATAGCCATATTGCAAAGTAGTTCCACACCTTTAATAAGTCGGCACCTACAGTTATGGCAGATAAGAACTGTAAAGGGAACTCTTTAGCCAGTTCATTTGGCAACCCCTCAAATATTTCATCTTCAAGCCTTGCCAGAACTTGCGGTATGCCTAGTTCCGTTTCAAATGCCAAATGCTCTCCTGAATGTAATGTACAGCCTACTGCACACCCTTTGCCTTTTTCCCAGTATGTGCCTTTGATAAATTCATCAGCTTCGTAGTGATCTTTTAGGCGGTTGATGTACTTCTCTTTAATTAACGGGTTATTGTGGAATGCTTTCATAGTGTTTAGTTTTAGGGTTGTTAATTAGTTTCGTTTATTAATTAGTTTTACGTGCATTCTTTATACCTATATGGTAGTAATCGTAACAGTGAGTAAACATTTTTGAGTGATCAAACATTATTTGTGATGCTTCAAGTTGAACCTCTTTCTTAAGTACTCCCTGCTTCTTTTTTGCTTCTATGACATAAACAGGTTTTAACCGTAATTTTTGAATATCATACGTAGCAAGTTCCGTTTCAAAATGTGAAACATTATTAATCTCATATGGCTTTACATCTTTGCCCCAAACATTTGTTATTTCAGTCTCCATGATATTAAAGTTAGTATATTTTTAGTTTAGTTTTCTACAGTAATATATTACTATTATATAAGCAAAAGTTATGCCAATTATAACGAACCACAATGATTAAATGAATTAATTATAACCTGTTCGTTTATGTATGCTGACCATACGTTAAAATCGTATATCCGATTAATAGGGTACTTCGTAGATTGTGTAGACCTACTACCTTTGTACTTATTTAACTTTGTACTTTTGGCTTGGTTGTTTAATATTTCTATATTTTTCATGTTCTTAGTTTTTTAAATATTTAATGTATGATTTAGCTGCTAATTCTAATTCTTTAATTTGTTCCATTAATTTTTCTGATCTGATTCTTTCATCTGAAAGTTGACCTGAGTTATACAACAATTCTAATTGCTGAGTAACTGCTTCTATTGAATTTCGTACTACTTGAATTTTAGATGGTTTGGGATTTTTACTATAATCCGTAAATTTAATTTCCATGTTCTTAGAGTTTATATTTTGATTGCGCTATAATCATAGCCGATGCGAACATTAGCATATTACCATTACACAAAGTTTGTAAGGCACGTTTACTTGCAGTCTTAGCCGTTTCGCTATTGCATTTTAAATGCCTATCCGCTATAATTATTGCCGATCGTAATAAAATTTCATTTTGTAGCTTTGTCATAATTGTATGTATTTAGCTGAAATTGTTTGGGCGTCCTGGTAAGCATAATTTGATTTCATAATATTTTGTTTATAATGCTTTATAATTTTGTCTAATTATTTCAGCTATTTCTGTAAATGTTTTTCCGCTATCATTTAAAATTGATAGGGTTGAAAATGAATCCGATTCATCAAAACTTCCATATTGATCTTCTATATCTGACCAATCTAAAACTTCATATGGCAGTGCAGCTGAAGATAAATTTCCGCTCGGCAAAACGTAAGAGATAATTTCGTCACCTAGTACTTGCTTAAATTCACCTAAACCTGATATTTGACACAATACGCCCAAACAACAATAGCTATCATCTTTTTTTAATACGCCTTTAGTTTGTTTGTATTTTCCTGATTCTAATTCTTTAATCCATATTTCGGCTATTTCTTTTTTCATGTTCTTAGTTTTTAGTATTGTTTGAGATTTTTTGATTCGGCTTAATAGCCTTAAATAGAGTTAGTCCAATGTTTTGCAACAAACAGAATAACATCAACAATAAATATAATACTTGCTACTGCTGATATTCCTATTAGTAATGTACGAATAAAGTTTAATGTTTTCATGGTTATAGATTTTAGAGTTAAATGTTTGTGTTAGTGTAGTAATATATTACTATTATAGTAGCAAAAGTTGTGCCAATTAATCGAATATATAATGTTTTCTTGTGCATTTATCGGTTATACATTCGTTATCTATATTGTAATAATAGCATAATCCCTGAATAATAAAGCCGTATAATCGTTTCCAATTTCAATGCTTATAATCGTTTCGTTCTCATCTAGATAAATCATAATAGGTTTGGTTTATACTGCCAAAAGCCCTATCTAAAGGGCAATTTTGGCTGAATAGGAGGGTTATAAGAAAACATAACCATTTTGTGAATAGCAAGCGTTCCCATAATCAAATAAAGAACTTGCGTACTCTTTTATATCCGTCTCTTCAAAGTTTTCAACCTGATCTAAATACCAAATACAAAAGTTTTCTACAGAATCAAATTTACCCATAAACCTATCTTTAAACATTTTTGATTCTTTATTATTCATTCTTTTAACTCTAAATACTTCTTTATATGCTTTAATAGCATCTTTATTGTCGTATGGCAATGATAGTGTATACATTTTAGTAGGTTTAAAGGTTAAATTTTGGGAGGGGGCTTAATAGCCTAAATTAGTTTATACAAGGCACAAAAGCCATATAAGTAAGTAATACCATACAATACACAAGAGTTACCATAAATACGGTTAGGGA